TGTGGGCCTGATGGTCCTGATAGATAAACGCCTTCATGGGTTCGCCCTGCAAGGCACCCATGTTCTCGCTAACCGGGTCCTTGGGCAGCATATCTTCTTCCATCGGGACGATCTTATCCGCGTTCTTAATACCAAGAACCTCCAACATCTGCCTGTGAAGCTCCGGCAAATCGTAAATCTGCGGGGCCTGCTGTGACATTTGCAGTGCGGACTGATACTGCACAACGCGTTGTGCCATTGTGGTGTTGTTGGGGTCGGATACAGGGATTACTTCAGTGGTGGCGTAATCGAGGTATCTGGCGCGGGGTTCCGCCCGGTTTGGTACATAGCCATATTCGTCAGGAGCGTGCTCCGCAATAATGGCCCGCAGGAGCTTAAACTCCTGTTTCATAGCATAGTGAACCCTAGCCTGCACCGCCGCCATAGGCTTAAGCGTACGTTCCAGAAGGGCGAGGGTGGTCCCCACTGGCGCGTTGGCACTCATGTCACTGATGTTCATGTCCGAGATAGCTCCCAGACGACGACCTTCATCAGTAATGCGGTTCAACAACGCCAGTAGGGTCTGTGAAGGCTCTTTATATGGCATCGGCATGATGTTGTCGCGGATGGAACCACTAGGTACATCCACATCACGGAACTCGCCGGGGCCAATCGGTGTATCGTCACCTTTCACACGCAGGCCGCGAGACTTCAAGCCGCCGGGGAGGTTAGACAGTGTGCCAGCGTCAACTAACTGACGAATGAGTGAGGTACCCGCACGTGCGTAACCGCCGATAATATGAATAAGTCCAAGGCCATAGAATCCAAACCCGGGTACATATACGTAATGTACAAAGTGCTGGCGTTTTAGTGCCAGCGGGTCTTCAGGGTTCCAGTTACGGCGCACGCCCAGCACCTTGCCGGTACCGCGCTCAATAGTAACAACGTACGGTTTGGCGAGACCCTCGCCGTCATCCTCCAGTCCATCAATAACCAGCTCGGCGTGTATCTCATACAAGCTGTAACGAGAGTCGGCTGTCAGGCTAAACCCGTTTTCTTCGGCCTTCTTTTCTTCAATGTCTGTAAAAAACGACTGCGGCTCACCAAGTGTGACGTCCCTATAGAACCCAGATGCCTGCAACTTGTCCATCTCGTTCTTTGTTTTACGCATTATGTGCGTAACACGCTCGGCGCTCTCTATATTAGCGGCACCATAGGGAACAATAACGTCTTCAGCAGGGATATAAATGGCTACCTGACGGGCCAAATTAGGGTCAAAATACACCTTTTTGAACGCTGAACCACCAAGCCCGAGGCTGTAAAGGAGCCGTTCATGCTCCGGCCTGTATTCGGACATGACCTCCGTAAGCTCGTAGTTCATATCAGTACGAACACGCTCAGCGGCCTCTTCCTTGTCCTGAGTGACCTCACCAATAATCTTGGTCTTTACCGGGCCAGAAGCAGGGAAAGTCTCACTCATGGCTTCTGCTTGGAACCGTATAGCGGCTTCAGCCAGCACGCTGCTGTATACCCCGCAAGCATCATCCCAAGGCTCAGTACGCTCTTCGTACTTCAGCCCAAGGACTTCCAGACCTTTGACAAACGTATCGGCCCACTCACTACGGCTATTTATATCTGAATCTACTTCTTCCAGCAGGTCGTTAGATAACGAGGTAAGTACATCATCATCAAGGTAGTCCGCCAAGTTTGCGTCGAACGGCGCCCCCATAAGCTCTTCCAAGCCGGATTCCGGTACGAGTGTTATCTCCACACTGCCGTCGTCCATAGTTACCATCTCTGGGTCAACGATGGTTATCTCCATCTCGGAGTCTTCCATCATTCCTTCAATCCCTTCGGGTGATTGGTATACGCTTCGTTCAATAGCCATATTATTTCTCTGCTTCCCACTTCTTTAGTGGGCATGAAGAACTTTTAAAAAATACTTTAGCGGACATTAAACACCCGCATTGTTTACACCTGTTCAATTTCGGTGTTAGCTCTGGGCAACTCTGACAAATACTTAGCCTCGTTTTTGCCATCTCTTTCACTTCTGGAGTAGACAACGATAAGTTTTTAAGCATCCATTTCCGCGAATCCGCGTCCAACATCAATAGTACCCGCCGTGCCTTTGTTTGAAGTAGCGTATCTCATCCGCTTCGTCACTTGGTAATCTAATAAACCCACCCTTACGGAACCGCATCAGCGCAAGCGAAACAGAGTCGACGTAGTCGTCATGCTCTCCCGCAGGAAAACTTGCAACCTCATCAATGACCTCTTCGGCCCAAGACCGGTTTGGCGCCCATACAATTCCAGACGCAAACAAGTCAGACACAGAGTTAAGTCGTGTAATCTTGTCATTCCCTCTGCTTGGCGTAAACTCTTGAACCGGTATACCCATCGCACGCATCTCGTATATCAGCGGCGCACCTGATGCCTTCTTTTCAATTATTATAGAGTCAGGTTCCCAGTCTTGATACTGCTCTATAGCTACTCGTTTAAGCGTAGGGAACTCCATTCTCTCACGATAAGCGTTCAAAAGTATAATATTTGCCTGTTGAACCCCAGCATCATTAGTTTTATAGAAAACACCCCAAGTAGTCAGAGCCGAATAGTCAGCCCTTGATGTCTTCTCAAACGCCGTATCCCACGCCATTAGTATGTAATCACAGTTTGGCGGGTCTTCTTCTTCCCATACTTGCCACCAATCACGCTTCACAATGGCCGAAGTCTCAGATGTTGGCTGTTGCTGGTACTGAGCCATCCATTTTGAGTTGGGTAGCTCCTCTTTTAGCGCTTTTAGCTCTGATAACTCCCAAAACTGGGGCCACAACGCCTTACCAGACGGCATAATTGCAGGAAATTCAATAACTTCCCACTCATCACCCCCGCGCTCGGCACTGGATTTAAGAACTTTAGCCGTTAAGTCCCTTAATGACCAGCGGGTCATAACTACGACGATAGCCCCACCCGGTTGTAGACGCTGACGAGGCCCAGATGTGTACCATTCGTACGTTTTGTCGTAAATATCTGGGTTTACTTCGGCTAACGCGGCCTCTTGCTCGGAGTGTGGGTCGTCAATTATGAGCAAATCCGCACCTTTACCAGTAACCGCACCGCCTACACCTATCGCAAAATAGTCACCACCCTTGCTGGTGTTCCATCGCCCAGCCGCCTTACTGTCTGCGGACAAGGTTAAGTCGGGAAAAATGTCGTGGTAGTTCTCCTGATCCACCAAGTTCCTGACTTTTCTACCAAAACCTACGGCTAACTCCGCTGTATGTGACGTTTGAATGACCTTTTTGTGGGGAAATTGACCCAAAAACCAAGCAGGCAGTAGGTAACTAGCAAACTCAGACTTAGTATGGCGAGGAGGCATATTAACAATAAGCCGTTTACACTCACCGCGAGCCACTCGCTCAAACGCCTCAGCCATAATTGCATGGTGTTTACCCCCTATAAACGTCGGCCACACCTCTTTTACAAACGCCAAAAACTTCTCCCTAGACAACTTCCGCTTCTTCAGCTTCTCTAGGTGGTCAAGTTCTGCCAACAGCTTCTGCTGTTCTGCCTCGGACAGCAGTGGTAGTACCTTCGGTATATCCTTTAAGGATATGTTTTCAAACGGGGAGGTCGTCGTCATCTTCCGAAACTTGACCTATACTCGGGTCGTCTAAATATTCTTCTTCGCTATCAATGTCGTCTGTTTCGCTTTCCAATGTTAAAGGCTCCAGTTCATCAATTGCTGAGGACAGCGGAGTTATGTCGATCACTTGCGCATTCAACAGGCGCTTAACGCGCTCTTTTATTTCCTTCTCTAGCTCGTCAGGATTCTTATAGTTTATTGTTACTTCGCTACGCTCGGTGAAAATGCCAATGTCGCTATGCTTACCAAGAAGCTCTAATGCCTTCAGCTCAAACCTTGGATCACCACAGTTAGCTATCTCCATTAGCTTGTTAGTTATGGCAGCGCGTGCTGATGCCGCGTCCATAGCAAGTTGGGAACCGTAAGTACGTAGGAAAGCCGCCGCCGCGAACGCAGTATTGGGGAGTTTTAGATTATCAGTCTTTCTGGCTTTGGCTACAGCTTCGAGTAGTTCCTTCTCTCTCGCCGCATCTTCTTCAGTCACCTCAAGCGGTGCACCCATCTCGACTTGCAACTCGGCTGTGTTACCCGCCACCGTCATTTCATCTAGTAGCGTAGCCGTTTTTTCGTCGGATGTATCGTAGGGAACAGGGTGTTCCTTTGTAGGTTCTATCTTAACCACAGCCATTCGCAGGTACCTTAATACCGTTTTGCGGAGTCTACCACATATTTTACTAAGTATAACAATACCTTTTACGAAGTGCGGGACATAGGGGTACTAGGTTTACGTAGGGACGGT